TATCTTTACTTGTGGCGACCACACTATGCCAGAAAAGGCTTGCGAATACATGGTCAGTGTGTTAGAATGTATTCAACCAAACATAACAGTTTTAAAACGAGGTATTCTATGGAAATCATTGCTTACACTTTAGAAGGTTGCAGTTCTTGTGGTATTCTTAAAGAACTTTTTAAAAGAGCTGATGTCTCCTACAAAGAAAAAATGGTAAACAGAGATGTTACTTTGGAAGATTTCAAACAACAATTTCCAGAAGTTTCTCAGTTTCCATTTGTTGTAATAGATGGAGAACCAATTGGTGGATTGATTGAGGTTACAAAATTATTTGTTCAAAAAGGAATGGTAAGTTCTAAGAAGGAGTAATTAAATGAAGCTTGAAGAACTTTATGATCTGATAAACGAGGCAATAGATAATGCCTTTAGAGATGAAAAATATGATTTAGATTTTTATACTTGTCTTCAGGCTACGAATTGCAAGAGAAACATTATTAAAGAATTCATAGATTCAAATCTTGGTGTGGCAATCAAACATCAGATAGAAGAGTTACATCTTTATATTGTTGGGGGAGAACAGTATGTTTTTATTCAAGAGTCATACGATTGGATGGGAAAACATAGAGCACAAAAAACAAAAAATTATTTGAATCAGATTATTGAAGATGCCAAACGTTATGAGAAATCAAAGAGACCAGGCAGAAAACCTAAAGCATCTGCAAATAAATAAAGGTATAGAATTCATGTTGCGTAGGAGGGTTGATAAGGTCAAACCTAAGCATGGATTAATACTGAGTAAAACATTCAACCTCCTACGCCGAACATTCCATTTTAATCTGGAGTTCTCCTGGGAGGTTGACAAACCAATCAAGGAGTAGTAAGATGGAGTCAGCAACACCATATATCCTGTTCTTCAGCGGGGTAGGCATCATCGGTTCATTTGTTATTGGAGTTATGCTTGGATGGTTCGGCAACGACATCATCTATGCATTTTTAAACAAAAACAGGATTCAACCACTGCATCCTGAAATGTTTGACGAGAATGGGCAACTGATTCCTGATGAAATCGTGGCGGTTCGCTTCGAAAATTCTGAAGATTTTGAAGACTACGACGAGGACTAAATGATTCTTATTGATATGAATCAGATTATGATTAGTAATCTGATGGTGCAACTAAAAGGAGATGCTCTAAATGAAAATTTAGTTCGTCACATGGTTCTTACTGCCCTTCGTTCATTTGAAAAACAATACTCTCCTAAGTATGGTGAGGTCGTTCTTGCATATGACAGTAAGCATTACTGGCGAAAAGAAGCATTTCCTTACTACAAACAGAATAGAAAGAAAGACAGAGAAGCATCTGATTTAGATTGGAATGCTATCTTTGAAGTCTTGAATAAGATACGTGATGAGATTAAAACTTTCTTCCCATACAAAGTGGTGGAAGTATATGGTGCAGAGGCAGATGATGTCATCAGCACTCTCACCACTTATCAATCTTATCGTAACATCAAACTGCAGAAGGCAGGTAAAGATGCTGAACAAGTATTGATTCTCTCAGGAGACAAAGACTTTATTCAACTACAAAAGTATCCATTTGTAAAACAGTATAATCCGATTCTTAAGAAAGAGATTAAACATGACAACCCAAAAGAATATATTCTTGAACATATCATTAAGGGAGATAAGTCAGATGGCATACCTAACTTCTTATCTGATGATGATACATTTGTCGTAAACAAAAGGCAGAAACCTATAAGTAAGAAAAACTTAGAACGATGGGTTAAACTGGACCCATTGGATTTCTGCACCACGACAGAAGCAAAAGCAAACTATATGCGTAACAAGAAACTGATTGATTTAACTTCAGTTCCTGAACAACTTGCTACTGAAATTGTGACCAGTTATAAAACAATAAATAATTCCGAAAAGAAAGTTCCACTTGAATACTTTCAACAACATCAACTTACTAAGTTGATGGAAGAATATGTATTTCGCAACTCACAACCACATTTTGAGGTGAATTAATATGGCAAAACAAGATACCTATCAACCGCTGATTTCTGAAATCTTACGCAAAGTAAATAACGCAAAGACAAAAGCAGAGAAGACCGAACTTCTTCAGAAGTACAATACTCAAACTCTTCGCAGTTTGTTTATCTGGAACTTCGACGAAACTGTGAAGTCCATGTTACCTGAAGGAGAAGTTCCTTTTAAACCTAATCCTGCACCAGAAGGAACTGATCATATTCTTTTGCAGAATGAAGGTAAGAAACTTTTCTACTTTGTCAAAGGTGGTGCAGACCACATCAAGCAATCCAAGCGAGAAGAAATCTTTATTGGTATGCTGGAGAGTTTACATCCTGATGAAGCAGAAGTTCTTTGTCTTGTTAAGGATAAGAAACTTCAATCCAAATACACTCGCATTTCTAAAGCTCTTGTACAAGAAACTTTTCCCTCTATTCAATGGGGAGGTCGCTCTTGAATATTAAAATTCTCCATCAAAACTGTGATCCAAGTTTGGCAGATGATAGAACTTTGCCATACACAGCATACTTAGTAACGTATGAAGTAGATGGTGAAATTAGACATGACATAGTTATTCCAAATAAACAAGTAGATTTATTTGATTATTATTGGGATAATTATAGGCAAGGACTCAAGGGATGGAAACA